GGTTACCGCGTTTTATCGACGCAATATTTTTTCGCACAAAAATACCGATCAGGTTGACCTGATCGGCACGTTGTGGTACTGGATGCCGTCTACTGGAATATTTAAGCCCGTCACACCGCGCCCTAGAGCGTGCGTGTCCCCCACGTGTCCCCCTAAATTTTTATAGGGTTCTAATACAATCAATTAATAACAATAAGTAGAGTTTCGGTTTTCTTCCTATTAAATGTGCCAATGATATTGAGCGCACAAAAATAGGCCTCCCATCGAATATGGATGAGAGGCCATTTTTACTTGATCACGAGCTTTTGACCTGGATAAATCCAGTTCGGATTGCTCAATCCAGACAAGGATGCGATGCGGCTATACGTTGTGCCGTAACGAGCGGCAATCGAGCTGAGATTGTCACCGCTACGGACGGTGTAATAGACACGCCCGCTTTGGGATGATCCAGACACACGTATGACTTGCCCAACACTCAGATAGTTTGGATTGCTGATGCCATTGAGTGATGCCAATTTTTGGTAGCTCGTGCCGTACTTTGCGGCGATACCAGACAACGTATCACCGAAGCGTACAGTATAAGTAGTCGCGGATCCGGATGCTATGCTTGTCGTACTGGTCGATAAGATTTCAACGTTACTGCGATAAATCCAACTAAAGATGCCGGCAAGCAATACTTGTGATCCACTAACATCTTGCACCTGATAACTACGACCAAGTGCAAAGCTCATGATTGGCAGGCTGTTGCTCTTGCTACCCCAGCGCTTAGCCCCCAGATTGATTTTGACGGTGTCGCCACGCTTAACTTGTGCCAACTTGGTCTTATTGGCTGCGGTGCCGGCCTTAATCGCAGGTGTACTAGACTTCGGCTTAACCGTCACCTTGCCGCTGTCGGCAATCGTAGTCTTGCTATAGCCACTATCGGTGATCCCAGTCAAATCAACGTTACCGTCCAAGCCGCCGGCACGGTATGTCGAAGTGAATTGAAAGATCCCGATGTTCGCAAAGCTTGGGAAGTAGTTGTAGTTCGGCTTGGTCGTGAGGTTGTAATCTGGGTATTCAGCCATCCAAAGTTGATACTTAGCAGCAATCGTCGTCAAGTCCAGGTTGGCAGTAAGGAACGCCTTGTATCCATACAGCATTGGCGTGAACCCGGCAGCCTTAACTCGCGCTAACGCATATAGAACTGCCTGAGTATTTGGAGTACCACTTTCGACATCAAGCGCAACGATTGATCCTTTTGGCGTTTGGATCCGCGGCAAATAATAATCAAGCATTTGATCAGCCTGGGCGCGATTGGAAAATTGCGAGTATATATACGTGTGTGCCCGCTTGCCAGCAGCGATCAAGCTCGCAACCTGCGTTTTGTATGTGGCTTGGGTCACAAAGCTACCATCATAATAGCCACCAATTTGGCTAAGACCAAACTTATCGGCTGAATAGCCATAAACGCCTTGTGCCCCTTGATACTTTGACCAGTCCACGCCTTGGTCACCCTTGGCAGCTTGTACGATCGCGGTCGGGGTGATAATTGGAGCCGTAAGCGGCGCACCCATACAAATAGCCGCCGCGATTGCCGCGACGGCCTTAGTCTTTTTGTGCTTCATTGGTTGGTTCCTCCTTTTTAACCGATACTGCATTGTCAGCAATCACTGTCGAAACCGCTGTAATGTCCTTCTTGACGACTAATGCTTTTACGGCATCAACACCACCGCTAGTACCCATTGCAGTGATCAACCCGGCTAACGCACCGCCTGCCCAGTTTGTGTCACCCGATACATAGACGGCTGCTAACCCGCTGATCACACCGATTCCCATTGCCACGAATGGCATGTATTGGTTCGGAATCTTGGTTTGTTTGACGTTTTGCGTGATCGATGCAACCAGGGTCGCAATGATCACATATTCTGCCGGCGAAGCCAGTCCCTCAATATTCATACTTTTTCTCCTTTAAGCCTGGCAATCGTGTTACGCAGGCGGTCATTTTCGCGTCGCAATCGATCATTATCTTTGGCATAGCGATCTGCAAGGTCAGCAAGCTGGTCATGCTTCGTTTTTCGTTTGCTCTCTCGGTAACTCAGATAAGCGATAGCCGCAGAAATGATACCGGCGATATATGGGGCGAAGGCTATTAACACATCATGGACTTGATCAGTCATTTCGCGTATCACTCCTTCGCGCAAGTATCAGCACGAAGGCTGTGATGATGGCGTTGCTTATCCAGCTCATATATAAGCCGGTCGCAACCCACGTGAGAAACTGTAAGACTGTCAAAAATGTCATGAGGCCACTGGTCACTGTCAGTAAGCGTCGATTCCACGCGACTGACTTGCCTCCCTCTACAACCCAGATCAGTAGGCCTAAACCATCAAGGACGAACAGCGCGCCCCAGACATCATCATTGGCTACTCCGACAGCTTGCGGTGGCCACATGAAAAAGTGATCGTTGACCATTAACCATAGGCCAATTGCAATCACGCCGAGTCCAAGCACCACATGTGTCGGGTGCTCTTTTAATTTACTCATATTCTCGCCTCTATTTATTTTCGACTACCACCCAAAACACTTACGATGGCAATCACTCCTAAAACTACGATGATTGCCCAAACACAGTTACCCACATCATCACCTCGCTCAATCGCCGAGCATCACAGCAATGCTCATAGATGTCACTGCTTGCTCAACCATCGCACCATTTACTAGCTTCCAGAGGTGAAACGTTGAATTTGTGGCGTCACCTTTTGATAAGTGAAACATGCCAAAATAAAGCTGATCACGATACATACGATAATCTGACATATCCACGATTCCGCCGAAGTCGCGCGTACTGTAAAACGTCATAGTCGCATCCGCCGTGTTGATCGTTGCAGCCATGCAAATCTTCGAAAATGTTGCAGCGTTATCCGGTAAGCCAGTTGCCACGCCAGCGACACTGGTCGCGGTGAGTGCAATCGTTTGACCGTGTAACCGCGAGCTATTATTTTCTTTCACCAGCTCGAAGTTTGAAGCGACACTAGTCAACTCTGTGTTCTTGAGATACACATTTCCACCAGTAACCGATCCAATAAACGCACGCGATCGCTCAAGATATATTCCGTATTCATCTCGACCATCGGCTAACCCACTGAGGGTCGCGGTATTAACGCGAAATTGAGCGTTATACGCATATAGCGCATTGTGCTTGTATGATGAACGGCCGGTGGTGTTGAGCTGCGTAAAATAAACATTTCTGACATTGCTCATCACAACCGCCCGCACTGTATGTCCATCTTGGGTGATTAAGGCGCCATCCATGTCTGTGAGCAAAAGGGTGTCATCAAAATCCCCTCTGAAGTGCAAATTTGGAAACTCAATGTAAGGCGATCGCATAATCATCGTGGCTTCTAGCAAATTGTTAAATGGATGTGCGGCCGTACCAACAGGATTATATTCATCATTTTCGCCGACGTTGATCTCCGCAGGGACAATTCGGCTAACCTGCGTTGACACCAAACTACTACCCGAAAACGCAACCTTAAAGTTTCGATTGGTTACAAAATATTGCGAGATACCGCTCCATCTACCAACGGCAATGTGGGAGTTGACGTAAATTTCACCGGTCGTTCGATTGAAGGCTAGTCCTTCAATTTCGGCGGTAGGATAGACGTTCTCCTGATAATCGTCAAAGTTATACGTCGTTTGATAATCAAGCGTTTGCTTTGCATAATTAATCTTGAAGGCCCAGATTTGGCTCTTACGGCCGCCAATCCAATATAGAACATCTCCATTACATTGAACGCCCTGCATAAATCCTGGAGTGAAACCAAGTAGTTCAGTGAAAGTCAGGCTGAACTGAATCTCCCAGTCATCGTTATAGAATTCGAGGTTATCGTTGTCTGCAATAACAAAGCAATGGTCTGTAGCATCATAGCCGATTGAGTGAATGGGATTTAACACAGTCTTGCCAGTTAAATCAATCTTTTCAACAACTAAGAGACTGTCAGGGTCAATCTTAAACACTTGAGTTCGTTGCGTTGTTTCGATTCCAGAAGAGTCCTCAGCCGGTGCCAAATACAGCATCTTGTCATTACTGTCATAGGTCATTGAATTTCCGTGAAATCCTTGAATAGGATTTTCTGTGATAATTTCGCCCGTCACAACATCAAACTTCACCAATGACCCTGACTGGCTATCCAATGGAAAAACGTTTTGAAAATACTGAACCACGGTTGTGTCACCCAATCCAGCAAATCCTTGAGCATTTGATGATACTTCACCTTGCTTGCGAATCAACCGTCCCAGCCGTCTCATCGTTGCCAGTGTCGCACTGAGCTCGAACTGTGAGCTTCCGACTTTATCTCTAGTAGCATCATCCTGAGCATCAAGACGCAGCTTGAGTGTGTCAAACGCATCGCCACCTGTTGGCCGCCGCGCATCAATAACTTCATTCGGATCTACCTTGCCATTGATTTGATCATCAAAGCGGTTCTGTGTGTCCTGGGACATATTTTTGGCATCAGTCGCAGACTCTACTGATTCACCAGCAATTTCCCCCGCGATCTCAATACCTTGTGCCAAAGCACCGCGAACATCAACACCGCGATATTTGCCGCGAATTGCTTTTGAACGCAATTTAACTCGTGAATCAACTTTGGTATCGTCATAATCATCCGGAAAGTTATTCGGCGTGTCGTCGTTATAGTGTGCTTGTTGTTGCACCATTATTTACCATCTCCTTCCACCGGTTGCCCGCCGGCATCTTCAAGTACTTTGACGCGACCTTCAATAGTTGTCAGCGTCGCACCAGTTGATGTGGTTTGACCAGCCTTCACGTCGGCTACTTGCAGTCCAAACTCCTCGACCGTTGTATCAAAGTCACTGATTTGTTTCCTAAGTGCTTCAAGCGTTGCCGGCATTTCGGAAATATTGGCTTGAGTGAATTGGGTTTGCAATTGCGCAGCCAGTTCGTTAGCAGCCTTGGCATTTCCACTAGCTTCAGAGGCCGCCTGGCTTGCCGCATTGGTTTTTCCGGTCAGCAGCACAATGCCGCTCTCAATGCCATCGACCTTCTGAGCGGCCTTGTATAGCGTCATGGCGTAATCTTCAGCAGACAGTGCCAAGTCGCCGGCAGTGATAGTCGAGTTGAGTGGTGCAACCGCATCAATCATCATCCCCACATACCGCAAATTCTTGTCAAAACGCAAGATGTCGCAAACGACGCGGTAGAAGTTTCCACAGGCAAAATCATCAACGTCATAGCCAATCAGCGATAGATCCACAGCACTCAGCTGCACCGTTTCAAGCGCGGCGTGTTGCGTACCAAACCAGGCTGCACCTTTTTTCATCAGATTGGTTGGATCCTTAACATCATCCCAGGTAACAGCGCCAACATGGATGCCAAACTCGGCGACCAGCGTTTTATCCACCAAAAAAGGACTGCCATTATTGACAGACTCAATGGTCAATCGCGGATTGGAGGTCTGACTCGTATCAGCCTCGCCCTCGGCTGTGGTGCGCTCTTGTGTTGCACCCAGCGGCTTCAGCACCGTGATCACATCGGATGGATCCACTTCAGATGACAGTGACAGCAGATTTGACTGTAGGCGTACAACTTGATTCGCTTGCACACCGATTTGCGGCATGTAGTCGAGATACAAGCCATCGCTTTCGTGACGGATCCGCGTCTCGCCACCTAAGCGACTCACCAGCTTATCGGTGATCGTGTCAAAGGTGTCTTTGGTGTCATCCGTATAGCGGTAGACGTTGTCCGTCGAGTTGGTGACCGTCACGTTGCCAAGTTTGATTTGCTTGTACGGTTCGACCTGGGCATTGTGCTGATCAATGAGCGCCTGTAAAAATGCTTTTGGCGTCGTGTTATGAAACTCGGCCCATGGTTGCACGCTATCATGCATCATCGCCGCCAATCCCTCAGACCCCGCTTGCACTTGGATCACACCATCATTTGCCAAC